CAGTGCTGGAGCTGAACTTAAAACAACTTCTGATAAATACGAAGAAGGAGGTGATCTTAAAGAAGGAGATAAAAAATGGCACGAAACAGACGCGTTTAGAAATACTGGCGTTGGACATATAACGGATGCTGTTAAATCTATCGGAAGAGGGATTAAAAATATTAGAACAAAAAACAAAGCAAAGAAAGCTGAAAAACTTACTTCTGCAAAAGAAGCTATCGAAAGTGATACTCAAACTTTAAAGCAACAAAAACTTGTTGATAAAACTAATAAGAAGCAAAGGAAGAAAGCTGTAAAAGATATTAGGAAATCTGAAGAAGACAGAATTAAACTAGTAAAATACAACAAAAGAAAAAAGAAAAACGCATAATGGGATTTAAACTAGGGAGAGAAAGAGGAATACAAGTTGACAATGGAGAGATCAAAAACAAGATGAGCTTCAATAAGGACAATGTATCCATTCCTGGCGTCCCTGTTATTAGAAAAGACCTAGGTGAAGGTATAATGGGTGAGGCTAATATGGATGGAAGTATCTACCTCAGCAATAACATTGAACCTGGAAGTAAAGAAGAAAGAGAAGTTCTCATNCANGANATGAGACATGCTACCGACATGAGAATCGGTAAATTAAAATACGAAGACGATTATGTTAAGTATAATGGAGAGACGTATCAAAGAAAAGACATTAACGGGGAGGATATGATTAACTATGATGGTAAATGGATCCAAGCTGGTAGTACTGAGTTCCCTTGGGAGCTCGAGGCAAACAATGGTAATAAATAACAATTAAACAAATCAAAACAAAATGGCAACATTAACACCAACATTAACACTTGCTAGTACTGACATATCAGCTAGCGAAACATTAAATTTAACACTAACAGACTCTTTATCTGTGTTAGGACCAGTAAAAACTGAAAGAGTAACAATAGCAGCTACCGAAGCTGAACTATTAACCAATCAAACAATATTAGACGCTTCGGCTTATTCTAAATCTTATGTGTTATTATACAACACATCTACCGCTACTTCAGGGGAAATAATCACAGTTGGTACAACTGACAATGACGATACAGCCGACAACGTGTTAGAACAAGAGATCTTTGAGTTAGCACCAGGAGAATTTGCATTCTTCCCATGGAACGCGGTAGATAATGTAAATGATTTAATGGCAGACGCATCATCAGGATCACCAGTACTAGAGATAAGAATATATCAAGCAGCAGCTTAGTAATAACACATAAATAAAGAATAAAACATGGCAACATTAACACCAACATTAACATTAGTGAGCACAGACGCGTTCTCACACCAACCAATAAATATCAGTGTAACTGATAGTCTAAGCGTGGTAGCTCCTTACACGGATTTATCTAGAATAGCAGCTGTATCAGGTGGTACTCCGATATTAACGGATGGGCAAACTGTTATATCTTATATTTTCATCAAACACACAGGTGTGTTATCTACAAACGGTAATGCTACTACTGAATTAGTAACAGTTAAAGACGCGGGTGATGCGATATTAGCCACTTTAGGTGAAGGGGAATTTATGTTCTTACCTCTAGCCGCATCTGAGGGTATATCAGTATTTGGAGCAAATGTATTTTGTGAATACATCTACTTCAGTAAGGCATAGTGGAAATATTTAAAGATAACAATAACTGGAACGAGAAATCTATTATCGGATTCATTGCATTTACAATAATGTGTGTGATTATGATAGTGGATCTCGTAACTGGTTGGTTAGGTAGAGACTTAATGATTAACGAATTTGTATATGATTCATTTGTATTTGTAGTACTTGGTTGCTTTGGTATAAGTGGAATAGAGAAATTCGCAAAAAAATAGACTATGGCATATAAGCAAAAAAAATCAATGATAGCTGGAACCGAGCCAGTTAAGAAAGCTAAAGAAGATAAGTTTCTAAAAGAACAGAGAGAAGAAGTTGTTGAATCTACAGATTACCTACACAAAACACCTTCAATTGTAGCGAGTAAATCAGCAAAAGAAGATTACGAAGGAACTGACGGTAGTAACGACAGTGAAGAAGACAACAACAAAGAAACAGCGCGTATAAATACAACGCCAAATACTACACCACCATTGTTCTCTGGCAATGCTCACAGAAATACTCAAAAGAAAGTGGATCAAAACAATAAAAACAGCAGAGAAGCTAACAAGCAAGAGCGCATAGAAGACGCGAAGGGATTGCAATGAGTATTCTAACTAAAATATTTTCTGGTGGTGCTGCTGATCTTGTAAAAGGCATAGGTGGAGTTGTAGACAATCTGCATACATCTAAAGAAGAGAAGTTAGAGGCGGAAAGAAAAATAAAAGAATTAATAGCTAACTATGAGATTGAGATGGAGAAAAACATTACATCTCGTTGGGAAGCAGATTTAAAATCAGACTCATGGCTTAGCAAAAACGTTAGGCCAATGGTCTTAATATTTTTAATAGTATGCACCATGCTATTAATATTTATTGATGCTGGTGCTTTAAAATTTAACGTAAAAGACTCTTATGTAGATCTTTTACAATTAGTATTAATAACTGTGATCGGTGCCTACTTTGGCGGTAGATCATTAGAAAAAGTAAAAAAATAAAGATATGTATAATAAATTTTTCACAGTAGAAGTAAAACCACCTATAAAGGCTAGTCTATTAAATGCGGCCGCGTTAGCGTCAGATGATGATGTTATTTTTTCATGGACACCATTTGAAGTGCCTAAAGGCTCTAGCAGACTACTAAACGTTACAGCAAGAGTAGCTGGTAATGATGGAACAGCACAACACCATCCGTTCCAACTGCTTTTTGCCAAAGGGGCGATAAACGCCTCAACAGGTATTATGGAAGCTCCGGCTAGCATCGGAACTTACAACACTGTTGCTAAGGCTATAAACAGTCTGAATCAAATCCAAGGTGGGATTAAAATAGAAGCTATAGACTACATGTGTCAGTCGTTAGTTGGTTGCTCTATAGCTTCAACTGGTAACTCAGTAGCTGCAAACGGATCTAACGTTGACATGGTTCTTACGCCAGCGGGGTCACCTCACGCAACTTATTTAGAAGGAACTACGGTGACATCTATAACACCTGGTTACGATGTTTTGTGGGTTGCTGGTATAGCTTGTGGAGCTTTTAATTTTGCAAGCACAGTTACAACTGATGGGGCCGTGGGTGAGAATGGAAGAGTAATACATACTGATACGAAAGACGCTAATCTTGTTTTTTCAAAAGGTGATGTTATACAGGAGTTAGACAATACCGTTATAGGTACAATCTTTCAGATTGATGAAGTAGTAAACGACGGAGGTGAAGGACCTGCAACTGTTGACGTTGATATACATGTTGATAGGCTGGGTGGTGATGCTATTGCAGACGGCGTTAGAATATATCACAGAAACCCAATTACACTAGAATTATCGTTCGAAAAATAAAACAAACAATTAACTTAAATTAAATTAAATAAAAATGGCAACAAAAACAAAGGGCACTAATGCAAAGATCAAAGAGTTAAAAGGTATCAAACCTGAGAAAGTTAAAGATGAAGAATTAACAGGAATACAGGGTATTATAGGTAGAATAAATAACACCTATGTTGAATTAGGTAGGTTAGAGGCTCTTAAGCACAACCACTTACATACATTAGCTGGAGTGCAAGATGAGTTGATGGTAGTGCAAGAAAAGTTAAAAACAGAATATGGTACTGATGATATCAACATCCAAACTGGAGAGATAAAATACGAAGACGATGTCGAAGCTGATTCGTAAGATAAGTATCGGTAAAGATTATAAGAATGACGCTATGCACTATGCCGTGGGGCAAGAAGTGTATGGTGGTCATACCATCTGCGATATTATAGAAGAAGACGAGAAGTACTCTATCTATATCAAAAAAAATAAAGACGTGTTACCTTGGAAAGACTTTAACAAGAACATGGCTGTATCTGTAGAGTATAATCTACAATACTAATGAAAAGTGTTTACAACTTTGTTGTAAAGCCAAAAGGAGAAAGATATAACAATACAAAGAAATTTGATGGTGGAGAGTTAATCCTTAACACAGATATATTTCAACATCAGTATGTTAATAGAGAAGCTATCGTAATATCAACTCCAATTATTGGTGATACAGATATAAAACCAGGAGATACAGTTATAGTACATCACAACGTTTTTAGAAGATGGAACGACGTAAAAGGTGTAGAAAGAAACAGTAAGGCTTACTTTAACGAAGATACTTACTTTATAAACCACGAACAAATCTTTTTGTACAAACAAGAAGACAAGTGGATAGCTCCAAAAGGATATTGCTTTGTAATACCTTTAAAAGCTACAGACCAGTTTAATACTGAGTCTGAAAAACCATTACAAGGTATTGTCAAATATTCTGACGGTACAGTTGAGGTCGGTGATCTAGTTGGTTATAGACCAAGTAGTGAATATGAGTTTGTCGTTGATGGCGAGAGACTATTTCGAGTTTTATCTAATTTTATTACAATCAAATATGAACATCAAGGAAACGAAGAAACGTATAATCCAAGCTGGGCACAAAGCAGTTGAAGAACTTATTAAAGTAGGTGAAGAAGCTATTGTCACTGACTCTGAAGATGATTTAACAGCTGATAAGTTAAAGAACGCCGCAGCTTCTAAAAAATTAGCTATATTTGACGCATTTGAGATACTTAACAGAATTGAAGAAGAAGAAAACTTGCTTGAGGGTAAAACACCTGAAGAGGCAAAGGAAAAAACTTTTAAAGGATTCGCAGAAAGTAGATCTAAGTAATGTACGAGCAAAATTTAGTTAAGACAGTTGAACCTGTAAAAAAGACTACTATCAGTAGACTTAATAAAGGTAAGAAATGGAAATACGGCTACGATAAAGAACATGACATTATAGTGTTATCTCATAACGGTCAAATAGGTGAGATAATAGAAATACAAGGACTAGTTATTGCGTTACCAAAAGCTCCTAAAGAAATATACAAAGATCCAAAGAACAAATGGGTGAAATTCGAGTATCCCAAGGAGTTGCAGAGAATTAAAAATATATTCGATTGGAGAAACTATCCGGAAAGCAGTAAAGAAAAATGGTACGATTATATAGACGAGGAATTTAAAAGAAGGGAGGAAGGATTCTGGTTCACAAATAATGGTAAACCAACCTGGATAACAGGTACGCAGTACATGTACTTGCAATGGAGTAAAATTGATGTAGGTGCTCCAGATTTTAGAGAGGCAAACAGATTGTTTTATATATTCTGGGAAGCTTGCAAGGCAGATAAAAGATGTTATGGAATGTGCTACCTTAAAAATAGACGTTCTGGATTTTCTTTCATGTCGTCAGCTGAAACGGTTAATTTAGCCACTCTTGCAAGTGATAGTAGATTTGGTATATTATCTAAAACTGGATCAGATGCGAAGAAGATGTTTACAGACAAAGTGGTTCCTATATCGATTAACTATCCATTCTTTTTTAAACCTATCCAAGATGGTATGGATCGTCCAAAATCCGAACTTGCTTACAGAGTACCTGCTAGTAAGTTTACACGGAAGAAGATGTCAGCTACAGATGGGTTGGAGGAAATCGAAGGTTTGGACACGACGATTGACTGGAAGAACACTGGAGACAATAGTTATGATGGTGAAAAACTAGCTTTACTAGTTCATGATGAATCTGGTAAATGGGAGAGACCCGATAATATTTTAAACAACTGGAGGGTTACAAAAACATGTTTACGATTAGGTAGTAGAATTATTGGTAAATGTATGATGGGCTCGACTTCAAATGCTTTAGATAAGGGTGGAGAAAACTTTAAAGTTACAAAAACATGTTTACGATTAGGTAGTAGAATTATTGGTAAATGTATGATGGGCTCGACTTCAAATGCTTTAGATAAGGGTGGAGAAAACTTTAAAAAATTATACAATGCCTCAGATGTCACGAGAAGAAATAGAAATGGTCAGACAAAGTCTGGCTTATACTCTCTTTTTATCCCAATGGAATGGAACTACGAAGGATTTATTGACGAGTATGGAATTCCAGTCTTTACTACTCCTGATATCGATAGACTCACACCAGACGGTGAACTGATAGATGTAGGTGTAATAGATAACTGGCAAAATGAGGTAGATGGCTTAAAAGACGATCAAGATGCTTTAAACGAATTTTACCGTCAGTTTCCAAGGACTACAGAGCATGCGTTTAGAGATGAGACTAAAGGAAGTATATTTAACTTAGTTAAGATATACGAGCAGATAGATTATAACGAAGAACTGTCTAGAACTCTAGGGGTTACAACAGGTAATTTTCAGTGGGTCAATGGGATTAAAGATTCTCAAGTTATATTTTATCCAGATCCAAAGGGTAGATTTAAAGTTAGTTGGGTTCCACCTCAACAACTACAAAACAGAGTAATACTTAAAAATGGTATTAAATACCCGGGCAACGAGCACATGGGTGCTTTTGGTTGTGATAGTTACGATATATCAGGTACAGTGGATGGAGTTGGATCAAAAGGAGCTTTACACGGTCTAACTAGATTCAGCATGGAAGATGCTCCGGCTAACAGTTTCTTTTTAGAATACTTGTCTAGACCACCAACGGCTGAGATGTTC